GCATCAATAATGGCTTGGTCATATTGCTTTTCTTTCTTAGTCTGAAAATGCAACTTACCGTCAATGGTAGTCACATTATCAAGGCTTTCTTCTTCTAGCAATTTTGCTAGTTCTTCCTTAATCTCCTTCTCGCGAGCTAAGAGTTTCTTTTGTTCTTTCTTGATTTCAGAAAGATCATACATTAAATCTTCAATGGCAGCAGAATGGCTCATGCTTTGTTCTCCTGAAAGTTGTTGTCAATGAGGGATACAATCTGCTCATACGATCCTCGCCAGTGGCGTTCACCATCTGCAGGATTCCTTACGGCATAGAGCATTCTCGCCTTTGGTGCAGGGCCTTTCTGGGGAAGCGAGAAGCCATGATGCTGCACCACTTCGATGGACAGGCCATTGTGCTCCAACAAGGGGAGACGATCGGGAGCTTTAGGTGGAAGGGGAAACAATGCCATGCTGGCACCATTAAGGCCTTAGCACTCTACTTCCTCTATTGTTAATTGGCAAGAAGAAAGCAGAGGATAATTAAAGAGCGCCGTGAATAAGCTCGCCTTGGGGGCTCGCCTGCGCGTATGGCGCTCTTGCGAAGGTGATGGAGAAAGAGAGTAGTTAAGAAGTGATGGAAGGAAGCGGCTTGAGAAATGCTCGCCTTTGGGGCTCGCCTTGCGCGTGCCGCTTCCTCGCGAAGGGAAAGTAGTTGGTTTCTGGGTAACGGTCAGTTACTCATCTCCCAACTAGCTTTTCCCCCATCGCTCTCTTGCTCAGGAGCGCCGCAGGACGCCCACGCTCAACAGTCCCAGGCGCGTTTGATGGTGCGCGAAAGAACTGTATGTTCAGAGGGTAAAGGGGGAAACGGCAAAAATCAAGAGGGCCTTGTGGCGGTTTGTTGAACTGGCACAATGGGGAAGCGGAAAGGCACATTGCTGGTATCGTGCGAAAGCCCTCAAAGGAGCGTCATGCCCCAGTCCCGGTCAAGGCAGACCATCAGGCCACTGCCGCCTTCCCCTCCCATGGTGGTAAAACTGCCTCGTAATGGCCCCAAGAATGGCCAGTCCATGGAAGACTGGCTCTATGGCAAGCAAAAGCACAGCCAGCGTGTGCTGGACTCCCTGCGCTGGAAGGAGCGAGGACAGTAGTCTGCAATATGGTTGACAAGCAAAAAGAAAGGGCCGTTAGGCCCTTTTTTCTTGCAAACGTTTCATGATATGTGGCAACGCACTAGGAATGAAACCAAGCTCATAACTAGCAATGGCCAAGAACCTCCTAGCACGTTCCGCTGAATCAAAGGCATGGCTCAGTTGTTCAAGCTCGCCTCGTTCAGACCACCTGGCAATCGCCACACCTCCTTCAACGTTTTTCAGACGTAGTTGCGAACCCTTTGGCCTTGTTTGTGGAAACGACTGGCTGCTCATCAATTTCCTCAGCGGGAGACGGTTCAATGGGAGAAGAAGGTGCGTCAAACACTGCACCATTGATTACAGCGTGCAATGCTTGAAACGCAGCATTAGAAGGAATCATTGCCCTGGAACAGTTCGCTCACCATCCTAGAAAAAATCCTCGTCTTCATCGGCTTCGGCTGCATTAGGCTCAGTGGTAACATTGGCAGGGGCTGTTTCTGAGGCAATGTAAGGGAAATCAAGCTCAGGCTCTTGCCATTCCCAAGAATGATACAAACGCTGCTTTTCTCCATTGGGACCATCCTGAAAACTGCTGGTGATAAGGCCTTGACGGCGTGCCACTTCTAGCATCTTGCCCGTTGATGCAGTGTCAAAGCTGCCACAGAATGCCGCCACTTGATGGCGCGTGAAACGTTCTGTCTTGCGCATGGTGATCACGCGCACCACCTTATCAAGCTCCTCCAAAGATCCCCCGGCAGGCCCTGCATAGTGCCATCCATAGTTCAAGCTATCCCGCTTGAGCACATGCTTACCAGTGAGGCCACTCCTGCTCTTCAACCATTCCAAATGAAACTCATTAGGATCGAAGCTGTCTGAACGGGTGAGCTTCACCACTTCACTAACGTTGTCTACAAAGCTAGTGCTATCTCGCAATCCTCCGCTTTTGTTGAGGTGGTGGAGGATGAGGATGGAGCAGCGATAGGTGTTGGCTAGATCGCGCAAGCCATAAATCACATCACCAGCATTGCTCTTCACCATGTCCACGTTCATGCCAGCAAGGCAAGCCGTGAGACTATCAATGACGACAAACACTGGCCGTTCCCTACGAATGTAGTCCTCAAGCTGTTTCATGTGGGCAAAGCGCCAGGTTTCCCAGAAGCGCACAGTGCCAGGCTCAAGGCCAGCATCTTGATAGCCAATCACTGATAGCTTCTCGGCAGTGTCCAGCAAAGGCTCGTCAGACTGAGCGACAAGTGTTTTACCTTGCATACACCTTCTGCCGCTCCATGGGGTGCCCATAGCTATATGCAACGCCCAGTTGTACGCGACGGTTGACTTGCCCACCCCTCCACTTGCAGCGAGAAGCGTTACGCTACCAAGCGGAATAATGCCAGCAATAAGCCATTCTCTAGCCTTGTCGGAATTGGCAATAGAAAGAGCATCAACGCTCTCCAGTTCTTCCCTGCCATACACTCTTTCCCTTGCTTCATTGACAATCTTGTCGATGTTCTGCTGGCTCATCTTCACGCCACGTTGCTCTAGCCAATTCGCGGCTTCGTAAGCAATGCGAGCATCATTGGCATAGAGGCCAACAAAGCCTTCAATGGTGGAAATAATCTCCTCGTACGAAGGCTTCCCATCAGTGTTCTTATGGCGGCTTTTGGAGACAATGGAAGAAAGCAAGTCATCTTTCGTGGCGCCTTCTTCTATGTAGTCACCAATGTCATAGCCATTACCAGGAGGAAGATTGTCCCATTCCCAAGAGCGAGGATCTGCATAAAGCCATTGCGCTCCAGGATTGTCATTGGCCACCTCCTCCATGAAGGCCACACCCTGTTCGTCCCTATCAGGACAAAGGACAATAGAACGCCCCTTGAACAGGCTTGAATAGTCACCATTGGTGCGATATTGCTTGCTGCCTCCAAGGAAGGTCACGCAAGGCAGGCCCACGCTCCACATGGCCTCGCAAGTGAGTTCCCCTTCGACGATGAACACCGGCAAGCCAGTTTTGTCGCTTTCGGCAATAGCTTCGTTGTATTTGTAAGGAAGAATGGAAGCCTTTACTTCCTGAAGCTGTGCCTTGTGATTGGTGGAGCTGTTGTCAATAGTCGGAAACTCTTGCCAGATGCGCTTATTGCCAGACGTGTCATCCCTCTTCACTCTTACTATTTCTTTTCCATGGCGATTCTCGTAGGAAAATTGATATTGCCCTGCTTCCCTTGGTGGCTTTTCCCATCGAACCATTGGGGCTAGTACGTTGCGCACTTCAGCTCTATGCGCAGGTGATGGATCGTGCCAACAATTAAAGGCCCCTGTCTTTTTGTTGATGGTGAAGTCATTGCCGCCACATGCAGGGCAGATGTACTTACCTTCCTTGCTGGGCTCAAGCTGTTCTAGGTGGTCAATAATGGAAAACGCCACGCACTGGTCGGAAAGGCACTGCCCATTGTGGCACGCCTGTCAACGCCTTGGGCCATAAGCAACGCTGATGGACGATGGTGTGGACAAACGACGCCCAGTTGCTACCGTAGGCACGCACTTCAGGACACTCGTCCATGACTTCTCATCCTGCAGCCGTCACGATTGACGATGTTCAGTATGTTCGCGCTGATTTAATGCCAGCCGCAAAACCAAACGGCAACCGCGCAGTGGTTGTTGTGGACCGTGGCTGGATTTTCGCTGGTGACATCACTCGCGAAGATGGTCGCATCCGCCTTAGTCGTGCTGTGTGGGTGTTTCGCTGGGAATCATGTGGTTTTGCCAAGGTGATCGAGGATCCCAGCAATGCAGACATTCGCCCCATGGCTGATGTTGACATTCCTAGCGGTGCTGAGATTTTCTGCGTGCCAGTTGCTGATGACTGGGGGGTGAAGTGATGATCATACCAGTCGGCAACGGCTACGGCTACGGCTACGGCTACGGCGACGGCAACGGCTACGGCTACGGCTACGGCTACGGCTACGGCGACGGCTACGGCTACGGCTACGGCTACGGCAACGGCTACGGCAACGGCTACGGCAACGGCTACGGCTACGGCAACGGCGACGGCGGTGGCAACGGCTACGGCTACGGCTACGGCTACGGCTACGGCGACGGCGGTGGCAACGGCACTTGCACTCCTAATCGCAAGAGGAGGTCTTAATGCCAACCAGTCCCTATCCAGGAGGCAAGCGCAAGCGTCACTTCACGCTGAGCGATCAAGCGTTTGAACATCTTGGTTCTATTGCCGCTGATGCCAGGCTTCCTAAAAGCGAAGCCCTTGAGCGGCTCATTCGCGCCACGCCTGTTTTCGAAGGCGGCGCCACTCTTGCAAATGGCGCATGGCCACTTGCTATTGATTACACCACTGAATCTCCCGATGCTACTGACTGAACTTCAAGCCTTTCTCAATAAGGCACAAAAGGAAGTGGGCGATGCTGAAGTGCTCCTTTGCTATGAAGAAGGGGCAATGGAGGGGGGCTTTAACGAAGAAAACACTGAAGGCATCAGTGACATTCGTCTCGTCAATGACTGGCCTCTTCCTGGCACCAGTGTCATGACCAACGAAGGCAAGCTCCCTCAAAAACTTGTCATCTTCTACGACAACCATTACAAGCTCAAGGCTTCTGACGAATGACCTCCTCCTCTCCTGCCGCCGAAACGCTCGTCCAAAATAGAACCTTGGATCCAACGGAATGGACCCTGAAAGACGTAGACGCTCTCACTGCCTTTCTGCACGAACAAATCATGGAGCAGATTGCCACATTTTCTCAAATTACTCTGCTTGGCATCGAGCAAGTGAGCATCATCCTCAACGACGAGGGCGACTACAACATTGAAACATGCTGCTTCCCATTGGAGCCTGAGGACCAAAAATGAAGCACACCACCTTTCTGTATTCTCCTGAAGACTTTTCCATGGACGCATCCACTTCCGCAATGATGGCAGAACGTAGCCTCGGCATCTTTTCGCCGCTTGACATTGGCCCTGAAGCC